GGGAAAACTCGCCACGCTCTACGTTGACGGTGCCAGCGTTGGCTCGGTAAGTAGTGCAACAGTTTGGGCGTTGTCGCCCTCTAGTAGAGCCAATACGTTTGGCAGTACGAACAGCGGGTCAACGGCTATGGACGGGTATTTGTCCACCATTGGCGTGACGAGTGAGGTTTTGACCGCGGCAAAAGTTTCAGACTTACACGACGCGGTGATTACGGGGGACAAGGGTGACACGATTGCGACGCGTTGCACAAACTATTTGGACTTTCTGTACCCGTCGGGTTCGCCAACTATTGCAACGGCCAACGTTTCGGGTATGACGTTGGCGGGGCAGGCCACTAACGGGAAAGCCCCGCTGGCGGCAATCAACGAGATTGCGGACTCGGAACGTGGCGTGGTGTACGTGGACCGTTTAGGGGCGTTCAAGTTTCGGGGTTCCACAGCACGAACCGCGGCGTATTCGTTGACGTTTGACGCGTTGGCTGACCTTGACGGTTCCGCTGAGTGTTCGCTGATTACCGACGATTCCCTTTTTGCCAATCGCATTGTTGCCAGCGGCCCGGTTGGTTCGTACACCGCTGAGGACTCCACGTCTATTGCCACGTTGGGGATTGTTTCGGAGTCGTGGACGTGTGTGGCTGACTCATTGGCGACACCAACGGGGAACAGGTTGACGGACCGCCTTTCTACCGAGCCACGTATCGGGCAAATAACGGTGGACCTTATGACGGCCTCAAGTGTTTCCACGTCGTCCACGTTGGCGTTAGTCCCCCTGGATTGTGTGAGGTTGACGAACCTGCCAACACAACTAGGGACCGCGACACGTGACGCCATTGTTGAGGGTTATTCCCTCACGGCCTCGGTGAACACGTACACGGTCACGCTTGACCTTTCCCCAACCGGTTAGTAATGAACGAAAGAGGTGAGGCAACGGTGGCGTTGAGCATTGCCGGCGCATTTGGCGCGGGTTTGCCGGTTGCGGTTGGTGTTGCGTTGACAACAGAAAACGTCACCAACGGTTTTGCGTTTGTTGTTGCGTTGTTCGTTGGTTTGGTTTCCATTGGTACAGGTGTGGGGAAACTTTACGGCCGGTGGAAGCAACAGATTGAGGCAAGCCTACGGCGCGATGAGTTGTTGGCGGATTTGTGTGCCAGGGTGGCACGCATTGAGGACCGGCAGACGGTGATTTTGCGACACCTGGGGGAACTTTAGGCAACGGCGGTGCCGGGTTGTGAGCCGTCCCACTCCACGAACCCGCAAGGGTTCCCCGGCACCGTTGCAAACTTTTGGACGGTTATGAGATGAAACAACTAGGGAAAGAGGAATACCGTGCCCGTTTTTGTTCGTAGTGCGTTGACGACTTTTGTGACCGCGTTTGTTGCGTTGGTTCCGTTGTCCGCGGTTGTTTCGCGTGACTTTTCGTGGGTGCAGTCCGCGGCCGTTGCGGCGGCGTTGGCAACGTTGCGCACCATTGTTGCCGCGTTGGACCCCGGGAACCCCGCGTACGGTATTGGTTCGCCCGTTGAGGTGCCCGTTTTGGACAATGAGCAACCGGACGCCCCGATTGAAGGCAACTAATGGCGTGGCACCTTGCGCCGGCGTTGGTGCAGTTGTTGAAGGAAACGAACCAACGTTGGCCGCATAGGCCAAAGGGGAGCGACGGGACAGTTGGGGACACCTCGCACGCGGCCCGAAAGTCTGACCACAACCCCAACTCGCGGGGTTCGGTCAACGCGTTAGACGTGACCTACCCGGGGGTGGACCCGGCCGTCCTCATTGCGGCGGTGAAACGTCACCCGTCCGCTAACTACGTCATTTTCAACCGCAAGATTTACACCAGGAGCAACGGCTGGAAGGCGGAGCCGTATCACGGCGCAAGCCCTCACACTGAGCATTTGCACGTTTCCATTTTGCAAAACGCCACGGCAGAGAAAGACACAACCCCGTGGATTGCCGGCGTTAGCGTGAAGCCAACTAAGCCGGTGGCAACGAAACCAAAACTGCCCCGGTATCCGGGTGCGCGTGCGTTGCGTGTTGGTTCGCAAGGTGACGCGGTGAAGGTTGTGCAACTCGCGGTGGGTCAAAAGGTCACGGGAACAATGAGCGTCGGGGACGTGGCGAAGGTTCGCAGGTTCCAAAAGGTGCGCCCGTGGTTGTGGCCCGCTGACGGTGTTATTGGTCCCAAAACGTTCAAGGCGTTGGGGTCAAGTTCGCGCGTGAAAAAGGTGTACCGCTAGTCCACAACTAACAAAGGGGCACGGTTATGGGTTTGTCTGATGATTTGCGTACGGATACAAAACGCCCCCCGTGGCAGGTTTGCGGGGTTCGTTGGGTGTTGGAGCAGGTTGAGCCGGGGGACCGCGTGACCCTTGAGGGTGCGTTGTTGGACGTGTCCGTTTCTGGGGACCGGTTGGCGTCGGCTATTGGCCGCCACCTGAGTTTGCCGGTTTCGGGTGAAACGGTGCGCAGGCACCGCCGCGGTTCGTGCAGGTGCACAAAGTGAGCGGGTTGAAGGATGAACTGACCAGGGTGCCGCGCGTTTTGGTGTTGGACATTGAAACAAGCCCCCACGTGATTGACGCGTGGGCGTTGCGTGACGTGAACGCCGGGCTGAACCAGGTGCGCGAGGTTTCGCGGGTGTTGTGTGTTGCAACTAAGTGGATGGACGAAAAACGGGTGCGGGTGTTTTCGGAGTGGGAACACGGTCACGCTGAGATGATTGCGCACGTTTGGGAAATGTTGGACCGCGCTGACATTTTGGTGACGTACAACGGCCCCGCGTTTGACGAAAAACACCTGAACCGGGAGTTCCTTTTGGCGGGGTTGGCACCGCCGGCACCGTGGCGGTCCGTAGATTTGTTGCGGGTTGCACGTGCCCGGTTCCGTTTCGCGTCTAATAAGTTGGACCACGTTGCGCAACAGTTGGGGTTGGGTTCCAAACTAGCGCACGAAGGCCACGCCCTATGGTCCGCAGTGTTGGCCGGTGACGTGAAGGCCCGCGCCCGCATGGTTCGTTATGCCGGGCAGGACGTGAAACTAACCGAAGCCCTTTATTTGAGGTTGTTGCCGTGGATTTCACAGCACCCCCACCGGGGGTTGTGGAGTGGTGAGGAGCGGTGTTGTTTCGCTTGCGGTTCCACAGATTTGAACCAGCACGGTTTCACTCGCACAGCGTTGACGGTTTACGCGTTGTTGAAATGCGCGGATTGTGGCGCGTGGTCACGTGCAAACTTTAGGAAACACAACGTCACAACTAGGGGGGTCAAATGAGCCGGCCGAAAACGTTGCGCGTTGGCCCTTACGTTTGGACCGTGTTGTGGCAACGCCGCGACGTGTTGCGGTTCCACCCGGACGGGTCCGCTTGCGGTTGTTGTGACGCGCCAACGTTGACCATTGCCGTTGACGGTTCCGGGGCTGAGGATTATTCCCGGGCCACGTTGTTGCACGAACTACTGCACGCGTGTTTGCGGTGCAGTGACCCCCACCTGGACGACGACGCTGAGGAAACAGCGGTCGCGGGTATCACGGGGCCACTATTGGCGGCGTTGAAAGACAACCCCGGGCTGGTCACGTATTTGGTTGGTGAACGGTGACGCGCGACGTGTTGGGCCAGGCGGCGGAGTTGTTGAGTGTTGAGCGGGAACGGGAATACGGTGACGCGAGAGAAAACCACGAACGTATTGCGGCCCTTTGGTCCGTGTTGTTTGGTGTCACGGTGACGGCCCGGCAGGTGGCGTTGGCAATGGTGTTGGTGAAGGTGTCGCGTGAGGTGTCCGGCCCTAAGGCCGACAACCTCGTGGACGGTGCCGCGTATTTCGCTATTGCCGGCTTGGTGTCCTGATTGTTGAGAGCGCGAAAACGGCCCCCTTCCTTTTGGTTGGGGGCCGTTTTTGTTTTGTGCTCATTGGGGGGGCAGGTTCGCCAGCATTTTGTCCAGGTTGCGCACGTTCAGGATTTGGGTTTCGGTGTGGGGTTGGTGGCGTTGCCATTGTTCAACGAAAAACCGGCGGGCGGTGGTCATTGTTTTCGCCGGGATAATCATTTCGTACGGTCCAAAGGTTTCACCACAGCACCGGAGTTCGTAGGTGATTAGGTGGCGGCGTATTTGGGTCATTGTGTTGCCTTTCGTTGGCGGGTTAGTTGAGGCACAACCCGAACAGGTGCGATTTGTTGAGCGCGAGGACCGCGGCCTTTTTTGTTGGGGCGTCCTCTACCAGCAGGTTGTCAAAAAAGGCGGGCACAATGAGGCCGTCCCTGAGTGTTTGGCAATCGGTCAGGCGGTGCGCGTCCCAACCGTCCTCGTGTTTATTGAGGACGGGTTTACAGCAGGGGAACCGGCGGAACAGTTTGCGTTGTTCGTTTCTTTCGTGGGGGGTCATTGTGTTGCCTTTCGGTTTGGCGGGTTGGTTGGGGGCCGACGTGTTGCCGGCCCCCGGTTGGTTAGTTCGCGGGGTCAAAGGTGCAAAATCATTGGGCAACCTTTTGAACCAAAGTGGCACCACCCGCGCACGTAATGTACGTGCCGTCCGCGGTGTAATACAGGTAAGTCCTGGTCGTTCGGGAAACCCTGGAAACAGTCCACTTGACAGTCATAGGCACCTGTTCGCGCGGGATGTAGTTGCCGTCCGCGTCCGTCGTTCCTGGTGAACAAATAAGAACTGTGCCCTTGCTGACCGCCTTGCAGGTGACTTTTTTGGTGTTCATTGTGTTGCCTTTCGTTGTTGTTGTTTTCCTTATGGGTCCATCATTGCACAGGTGTCCGACACCCGCAAGCCTTTCGGGCAGATTTCCCAGAAAAACTTTCCCGGGAGTGTCGCCAGGGCTGAGGAACCCCAACCCCAAAACCCCCAAAAAGACGAAAACCCGCCAAACGCGCCAAAATGGCCCGTGACGGGTTCACCCCCCATTTGGTCCCCCTAACCCGTGGACCGTTTCAGGAAGTCCGTGAGGGCCAACCTGACCACCTCGGAAACGGTCAGCGCGTGATTATCCGCCACGGATTGCAACGCCGCCCACGTGGAGTCGTCCACGCGTATTGACCGCCTGGGGGTTTTCGGTTGGTTTGCCATTGGTTCGGGGTTCCTTTCGGGGGACGGGGGAAGGGGACACGATACGGCACAACACGGGACCGGGCCAACAGGGGAGTTTGGCCCGGTCCCGCGGTGTTCAGTCCGTGGGGACCCCGTAGCGGTCCAGGGTTTCCCGTGCCATTTGCAACGCCTTAGCCTTGCGGGTCGTTCCGTTGACACGGTTTGCGGCGTAGTCGCTGACACGTGCAAGGGCACCAAAAATGCAAGCGTTCAGGCCAGGGGTGCCGTTTTTGATGTAGGCGTCGGCAAATTCCGCCGCGTACATCACGGCCTCTCGGATGACGGCCCATTTTTCGGCCTCTCGCGCGACGTCTGAGGCGGCGTTCCTTGCAACCGCGTCGGTGACGCGTCCGCGTTGCAATTCGTCGTCACGTACTAGGGAGTCCAGGGCGGCGGTGAGTGCGTTAGGTGTGGTCATTGTGTTGGCGTAGTCGGTGGTGGTCATTGTGTTGCCTTTCGTTTCGGTTTGGCGGGTTTGGTTTTGGGGGCCGCCGTTGGTGACGGCCCCCGGTTGGTTAGCGTCCGATGTTTTGAACAGTCACGCTGAGGAAGCGGAGTTCACGAACCAACGCGTCGCGCAGGTCCTCGGTGTTGTAATCAAACAACCGCTGAAAGTCGGCGACGATTTTGAGGCGTTCGTCACCGGTGAGGTCAGTGCGTGAGAGTTGGGTGGCACTTGTGTTGAGCAGGTAAGCAACATCAGCGGCGCGGTCCCGGCGGACCTGCCCAACGTTGGCGTGGAAAGAGTTGAGAGCGACGCCGGCCATTTCGTTCGTTTCGGTGGTGTTCATTGTGTTGCCTTTCGTTAGTTGGTGTTTTGCTTATGGGTCCATCATTGCACAGGTGTCCGACACCCGCAAGCCTTTCGGGCAAAAAAGTTCCCCGGGAGTGTCGCCAGGCACAAAAAACACCAAAATAGGCACAAAAACAGCACCAAAACCAACACCCGGACACGCCGACAAAAACCGAAAAGCCACAAACCCCGGACGTTTTGCCCTACCGTTCCACCAACAAACAACAACAACGAAAGGAACCAAAACAATGACCGAACCCCTGAGCACCGGGGACCGTGTTGTCCTCGCGTCGGGTATCACCCCGGAAGTTGGAACAGTTGGCGCGACAGGAACCGCAACGTTGAACGGCCACGCCGTACAAATCGCTGAAGTTATTTGGCCCATAGGTTCCGTACCCGAAACAACAACAATAAGCGGGGCCAGGAAACTCCACACCGTTCCAGAGTTGCGACGTTGCACACCATACGAACAGGTCGCTGACGCCATTGCGCATTGCGTTGATTGTGCCGAGGTGTTTGAGTTCAACACCGTCTGCCAAATGCACAGCAAACTCCTAGACATTATTGGGGGCGACAATGAAAACGCCTAACCCGTTCAAACGCCGCCGGCCCGTGAAGTTGCCGCCACTCCACGACCTCACTTTTGGGGAACAGTTAGCCCGCGCAAAAATGCGCCGAACAATCAGCGCAAGCGGAAACGTCCGACTCGTTTGGCCCGACGAAAAGAGCACCAAATGACCAACCAACAACTAGCCGACGAAATTACGGCACGTTTCACGCCGTTGGCGTTTTGTTGTTCGTGTAATGGCGAGGACGCGGCGTGCAAAATGGCCCGCAATGACCCCGCCACGTTCACGCAAATGGAAACCGTTCGGCGTATCGCCGAATACATAAGCCAAAGGGGCACCAAATGACACAGCAAGAGCACCTGTCCGTGGCCGTCGTTTTGCTATCCTTGACAGCAATGGTGGCCGGGTATTTTGTTGGTTGGGGCCACGGGTACGACGACGCCAGGAAGGAACGCCGTGAGCAAAGGTCCAAAACACCAAACCAATGACCGGGCAACCCGGCACGTGAGGTCCATTGTTGAGGACGCCACGTTTATGCACGAACACGGTGAAACCCCGGAAGCCATTGCGCAACGCTTGAAGTTGTCACCCAAAACCGTGGACCGCTATTTCTCGCACGTTGGCAAACGCCCCCCCTGGGCGGACCAATGAGCGAGGACCCAACGGAAATGGTTCGCCTACAAATCGGCCTGAAACGGTTGCGCCTAATCCTTGCGGAACAATCCTACATTTTGGAGCACGTGGAAAACCTGCACGCCGAAACCGAAATAGGCGGGTACCCGTGTTGCGCGGAGTGTTTCCAAGCGTGGCCGTGTCGCACGCAAGCCCTACTGTTTGACCCCAACGAAAGAGGCGCGTGGTGAGCAAACAATGGCCATGCACCCTTGCGGGTTTGGGGAAGTTGGCGGGCGGTAAGTGTTCCGGGCCGATTGAGTGGCAACCAATTCACACCGGCGAGGAGTTGCCGTTTTGTGAAAAACACGGCCAGCAGGTTGCCCGTTTCCTTGACCAAATGGAAGGCGAAAAGTGACGAACAAAAGCAAACAAAAGGGGACAGCGTGGGAAACCGCGGTGGTCCGTTGGTTGGGCCAATGGTTCCCCCACGTTGAACGCCGAACCCTCACCGGGTCAGCGGACAAGGGTGACATTGCCGGCATTGTTGGGGTTGTCATTGAGTGCAAAAACGCGGCCGCAATAGACCTAGCGAAATGGTCCCGGGAACTTGACGCCGAAATCCACAACGCGAACGCAGACCTGGGGTTCCTCATTATCAAACGACGCGGCACAACCTCACCCGGCGACGCGTACGTGTTGACAACAGCGGCCTCAATGGTGAAAATACTCACCGAACGCAACGGGGGGAAACAATGAGTGAGCAACGCGCAACCGTTGGCTTCATCCTTTTGGCCTCGGTCATTGTGTCCCTGATTGTGTTGCAAGGGGTCAGGGCGAACCCGGAACCAACACCAACACCAACAGCGGAACCGCGCCAAACGCACGCGCAAAACAACCCCGAACCGTCACGAACCAAACGGGCCGAACGTGTCACACGTTCCACGGGCAGGCCACAACCGGCACCGGTTCGCGTGAAAGGGAAGGCGCAACGCTACGCCGCCGGGTTAGTCAGCGAAACACAAATGCGTTGCCTAGTGCCGTTATGGCAACGCGAAAGCGGGTGGAGTGCGACCAGCGACAACCCAACCTCAAGCGCGTACGGTATTCCGCAAATCCTGGGACTAGAAAAGCGAACAGGTGACGATTACCGTGCACAGGTGGACGCCGGCCTGGACTACATTGCGCACCGCTACGGGACACCCTGCCGGGCCTGGGCGTTTTGGCAAACACACCGGTGGTACTAATGGGGTGGTCCTACCTTTTGGCCGCGGGTTCCCTCGCCGGCCTTTACCTCGTGAGCAAACAACCCCGAACAGGTTGGGCGGTCCTAGCCGTAATGGAAATCCTTTGGGTGGCGTGGAGTATTTGGACCGGGGTGTACGCCCTGGGGTTGTTGTGTACCGCGTACCTCGCCCTGTACGTGTTCAACCTACGGAAAGCGGGCCACAAATGAGCACCGAACACGAAACCGAAATCACCGATATGCAACGCGGCGGGTTCCGCGTGGAGTGTGTCTGCGGGTGGTGGTTTGATTTTGACACGGAAGGCAAAGCAATGGCGGCCGGCAACGAACACGTCGGACACAACCGGCACCTGCGCAACCAACCAAAACCGCGCCGGCCGATTGCAACCAAACACCAACGGCTTGACGTGTACCAGGAACGCCAGATGGATTTAGCAACGCAATACAACTAACGGAAGCAGGGACAACAATGGAACCATTTACAGCACCAACAACACGGAAAGAAATACCCCGCGATTGGCAAGGCCGGCCCCTAGTGCCACAACCAACAGGGGGCAAGCCCGTCGGGTACACCCGGTGCACAACAGCCGTTGGACTAACCGAGGACACGTTCACACTTTCGCAGTGGTCCCAGCGTATGGTTGCCCTCGGTTTGGCGCGACGCCCGGACCTTTTGGCAATGGTCAGCGCGACAACGGACGACCTGAAAAGCCTGAACCGGTTAGTTGAGGAAGCAAAAACGGCTGGGGGAAGTGAAGCCCGCGCGAACCTCGGCACAGCGATACACGCCTTCACCGAAATGGTGGACAACGGTGCCAGCCTGGACGCCGTACCCGTAGCGCACCAGCCCGACGTGTTGGCCTACCTTGACGCAACGGACCAACTCACCCACGAACACGTTGAAACGTTTATGGTGCACGACGCGTACAAAGTTGGCGGGACACCGGACCGCTTGACCCGCTTACCGGACGGCCGCTTAGTCGTTTTTGACCTGAAAACGGGTGGGAAGCCTGGGCAACCTCTCGCGGGTATGGGAAAAATCGCGCAACAGTTGGCGTTTTATTCCCGAATGGTTTTGTGTGACATTGAAACGGGGGAACGGACCGCGGTGGAACTTGACCAGGCCGTCGGCATTGTTGCGCACCTACCCGCCGGGTCCGGTACGTGCGAACTCATTGAAGTGGACCTGCACGCGGGTTGGGAAGGCGTGGAGTTGTGCCAAACAATCCGGGACTACCGCAAACGAAACCGCAAATCGTCGCAACCGTTCCAAATGCCAACGGACCCGGACGCGGAACCGTACGACAACAGGCCCGACACGATACAGGAATGGTTTGGTTTGAAATGATTGAGGACGCGAAACCGTGCCGGCGTTGCGGCATTGAAGTGGTGAAAGTGAAAACGGGGGACCCCGGCCCCATTATCACCGCGGAAGTTGACGCGGAACCCTTAGCAATAGGGCAACCATCCACGCCCCCCTATTTTGAACAGCGCAACGGTGAACTACGCGAAAAGTGGAAACCAACACCGCGCGGCTACCCCGTGCACGCCGTACACCATTGCCGGCCCCCCGCGTTGTGCCGTTGGTGCAACCAACGCCACACCACAGATTTCCGCCAACCGGCGGGAAACCCAACAGAAAAAGCAAAAGAAAGAGCAACCCAATGAGTGAACTATTTACCAACCCCGCCAGCAGTACCGGTATCCAATGGGACGCGCTACACGGTGCCCTGTTGCTCATCACGGTCAAAGGGAACCGAACAGGTATCCAGACCGCCTTTGGTGACGCGGACGCCGTTGAGGCCGACGTTGCCGTCCTGGACGGTGACAGTAAGGGCGACACGTTCGCGGACGCGTTGATTTTTCCGAAAGTGTTGCAAGGCCAACTGCGCTCCAACGTTGGCACCCGGGTCCTGGGACGACTAGGGCAGGGCGAAAAGAAGGCCGGGCAATCCGCGCCGTGGAAGTTGTCAGACCCAACTGACGCGGACCGCAAAACCGCCACGGACTACCTTGCCAACACCGAAATCAAGGCCCCGTTCTAGTATCTGACACGTTCACCGGTGCCGGCTAACCGTGGGGAAGCGGTAGCCGGCACCGGTGCAACACAATGAAGGGACAACCGTGCAAATCATTACCCGCGAAAGCGTCGGGTGGGCACCCGAACACGTTGAACAACAACTCCGCCAACCCGGTGCCCTACTAGGTGCCGCCCTGTATTACGCCACGAAAGGCGTCCCCGTCCTGCCCCTCACAGCACGGAACAAAATCACGCGCCGCGGTATCGGTGTTTATGACGCAACAACGGACCCCGAAACAGTACGGCAATGGTGGACACAATGGCCCGACGCGAACATCGGGATCGCTTGCGGCCACGGGTTTGACGTCATTGACGTGGACGGGTTGGAAGGTTGGCAAAGTTTGGGGAACATTTTGGAACCCGACACAGGTGAACAAATCCCAACCATTGCCCGCGCCTTTACCGGCGGCGGGGGTTTGCACCTTTACGTGGTGCCCTCGCAGTCGTGGTCCAATGCGGTGAAAAAGTTGCCCGGCATTGACTACCGAACCAAAGGTGGGTACGTCGTTGCCCCGCCATCTATTCACGAAACCGGCCGCCTGTATTGGTGGCAACAACCCCTCAAGGAACTCCCCCAATGAGCGACACCCCAACAATCACACTCCACAAAGGCGACGCCCTGGACGTGTTGAAAACGCTACCGGACAACAGCGTGCACGCCGTCATAACGGACCCGCCTTACTTTCGCGTTTTGGGTGAACCGTGGGACAACCAATGGGACGACCACAAAGGGTTCACCGATTGGCTCACCACTATTGCGCAACAGTGGCAACGCGTACTCGTTCCCAACGGGTCCCTGTATTGTTTCGCGTCCCCGCAAATGGTGGCCCGCGTAGAATTGAACGCCCTGGAACCTGCCGGGTTTGTCACGTTGAACCGCATAGTTTGGGCCAAAACTAACGCCGTCATTTATCGCGGGAACCGTGAAGGGTTGAACCAATACCACAGCGGCGACAACGAACGCATCCTGTTTGCCCAACCATTGAAGGAACACGCGGGGGCAACAACAGCGGACAACGCGTACGCCAACGCAATGCACAAACTCAGGTGCCAGGTGTTCGCACCGTTGCGCGAATACCTTGCCGGGGAACGTGACCGCCGCGGTTTGAAAAACAGGGAAATAGACACCGCCCTCGGCACAAACGGGATGGCAAGCCATTGGTTTGACACAGCGCAGTGGTGTATCCCTAGCGCAGAAAAATACCGGCAACTTCGTGACCTATTCAACGACGTGGAAGGCGACTACCTGACACGCGACTGGACTTATTTGCGCCGTGAGTATGAGGACCTACACCTGGAATACGAAACGCTACGCGTGGAGTTTGACCAAATGCGCCGGCCCTTTGACCTCGGACCGGAAAGCAAACAACGCCCCCGCGGTGAAGTATGGGCCTACGCACCACCCGGGGCGAACATCGCCGGCCGGCACCCCTGCCAAAAACCCGAAAACCTACTCCGTCACATAATCCAAACCAGCACCAAACCCGGGCAAACAATCCTTGACACGTTCGCCGGGTCAGGTTCCACCGGTGTTGTTGCTTACCAGGAAGGCCGGCATTTCGTTGGCGTGGAGTTGTCCGACAAATGGCACCAGGTGGCAACCGAAAACCTAGAAACAGCGCAAAAATACCAACAACCCGGCCTCTTTGATGATTGAGCCAACACCGCAACAAATACGGGCCGCGGCCCTCGCGTTATGGCAACAATTCAACTACGCGCTACCAACAGACCCCCAACACCTCGCCCGCATAGCACTCACCGCCGCCCTGAACCCGCCAACCAACGAAACGGACCACAACAATGCACGAATGGGAACGCCGCCTATTTGGGCAAACACAACCAACACGGCAAACACCAACACCAACACAACAAACAACAGGGGAACCCAACACCCCCTACGTTGAACGCGCCCTGACCAACGAACTCCACCAAATCAGCACAGCACCCGACGGGACACGCAACAACACCCTCAACACCGCAACCGTGAAACTCGCCGGCCTAATCGCCGGCGGACACCTGGACCTAGAAACAACAATCCACCAAATACGGGGGGCCGCGAAAACCGCGGGACTAGGTGAACACGAAACCGAACAAACCATGCACAGCGCACTAACCTACGGGCTACAGCACCCCCGGCACCCCCCACAACCAACAACAACGCAACCCCTCACCCCGTTCAACCCACAAACCGGGGAAATCAGCCAACCCAACAACGAAACCAACACCGAACCCGCCGGCCCCCAATGGGTTGACCTCACCTGGATACTCACCGGGACACCACCACAACCCCCACAACCAACCATCGGGCAACGAACAGACGGCACCCCAATCCTTTACCCCGGGAAAGTCAACGGACTCTACGGGGACCCCGAAAGCGGCAAAACGTGGATAGCCCTACATTTCGGGACACAAACCCTCAACAACGGGCAACGGTTCGCCATAATAGACATAGACCACAACGGGGCCAGCGAAACCGCGCAACGCCTCACCCAACTAGGGGCACAACCCGAACACGTAGCCAACCCCGACACGTTCCGATACTACGAACCCGAAACACGGCAAGACCTCGGCAACGTCCTCGCCGAACTCACCACCTGGGACGCCCAACTAATCGCCCTGGACAGTATTGGCGAAC